ATTGAATTTATAATTTGTTCAGACGTAACAAGTGTTCCTTCAGTCAACGATAAAGTTATTGAACTTGTTGACGCTGACATACTTGCTGATTCTGTACTAACAAAGTAAACAGTATTTTCTTCTGTTGTTCTGGCTGGGGCTACAAAACTAGTTCCTTGAGGAATAACAGTGCCATCAACAAAACCAGTTGTTTTGCCTAATGTAATAGTCGCTCGTGCAGAGTTTAACGCCAATGGTGTGTAATCCAACAAATTTGCCAATGCCAAAACAGAATCTCGTTGTGTAGCGGTATTTAAATAAGTTTCTGCTGCTGCTCGGTCTACATAAAAATGTAAAACATCTCCCATGTACGCCCAAAGGTCTACAAGCATTACACCAAAATCGGCAGGGGAACGTGTATCCCAGTCAGCCCCAATTGGAAGTGTTGCGGCACGTGTTAATAAATCTTCTCGGATTCCGTAGTAATCACGGCTCGTATAATCAAATGTTGGCATAGTTATAACCTACTAAATAGTTGTGTTTACATTAAAAGTAAATCCCCTAAGACCTTCAAAAGGTAGGGAATACTGGACAGTTAGATAAAGACTGGAATCTTCAGGAAAAGCCATTTGGGGAGAATCAGGATAGGAAGTTGTAATGTTTACAACATTACCAGATGTTAGTACTTTATTTATTTTGTCTAAAGTGTCTAATTTAAAATCATCAAAAACAAGGGTATCCATTGGTTCATACAATAATGATTGGACATTAGCACCATAACCAACATTGATGGCACGCTCACCTGGGGCAGTCATTAACACATCAATAATATTCTGTTCTGTTATTTTTGTTTGTTCCATAGTAGTTACTACTGAACCATTTGAAAAATTAAAAGGAATTGATATTGCTTTCATGTGTATCCTTAGTAAGTGTTTACGTAGTTGGTAGAAGATATCCAACGTTTGTTAATTAATGAAGGGGTAGGTGGACTTACATAGTCTTCTGTACCTTCTGTAGTGTATGTTGCGTCCCCAATGCTGTCTTTAACCATTTCTAGCGTAGTAACAAGTTGAGAATGTGTAATGTCGTGGCGAGCGCTGCGAACATACCAAAAACCATCAAAGTCTGTATTGTATTTATCCAACTTTACAATTCCACCTGGTTTGATAGTTGGGTTACCTGTTATTTGTACAATGGCGCTCATTGAAAATTTATTGCGTAATGAACCCATTACAAATTTGTTAGCCATCTCATAACTATCAGCATTTTTAGAAAGAGTGTCTGTAAAAGGAGATTCTAAAGGTGTTCCTAACCCAGATGTTTCTTTATTTAAATCCCCACCTACAGAAAGTACTACATTGTTTTTATCTAAGATATGGATAGTCTCTGGAGTGCGTTCACCACCGGTTGACACATTTCCAATAGTTGCATCAAAGTTAAGCACTTGCCCAACATTGGGTGAAACATTACCGTTTAATCCTGCAATTGTTTTTAATACTGCGTAAGAAATGCGATGGTTCATTGCTTGAAAAGGGTCCCAGATGTGGAGGTGTGTACCTCGTGCGCTGATTGAATAACCCAAAGTGTTACAAGTTTCTTTAAGAAATTCCCAATCTGACTTAGAAGATTGAACTAACCTAGGGAACCTGTACGGGTCTTTAGGTACAGACACTGAGAACTTATATGTATCAGCAATAGTTTTTGCAATGTCTGAAATAGTTACGTTTTCCCAAGCCTTTGATTTTTTTGATTTCATCATATAACTAGCACCAAAACAATACATCCGAGTAATCTGAAAAGCACTTTGATTAACAAGACCATTGTTTGTTTCAGAATGTGGTTCTAAAAAACCAATGTAACCATGAAAGGTAACACCACCTAGTGAAGGAAAAGATATATTAATGTATATAGGTTTATCAACAAAGTCAAAAAGGCTATTAGGGTCTAGTCCTGAGAAATCAAGAATTACAAGGTTATGATTATTTTCTTTTTCTTCAATAGAAATACGTTGTAATGATAAATAGTTAGTTGGAACATTATCAATGGTAATTGAGACATCAGGAGATGTAGGGGAAGCAGTTTTAAAAATCATGACAATGGGACACGTATAATAGAACCCGTTGGAATTGCATCAGGAAATTTAATGTAGGGGTTTAATTTTGCAATTTTCCAATATTGTGTAGAGTCTCCTAAAATGTGAGAAGCAATTTTTTGAAAAGTATCACCTGATTTAGTAATAATGTTTGTTACTAATTGTGGTGAATATTCTGTGTTTTGAATTGCAATTTGGGTTGCTTGGTTTTCATAAGTAACCACAGATTGCATATAACGAGAGCCATTGATAATCATACTATAAAACTTATTTTGTTATTTTTAATGTTAGTAATAAAATCAGCAGTATTAGGGTTTACATTGTCTATGACCATAGATTTGTAAATTGAAACAGGGTCTGGAGAAGAGTCTGTTGTTCCATAAGGGTAATGACAAGATATTTTAACAACTACTGCAACCATTATGTTAGTTAATCCAAAGTGGTCGTTAGGCAGGGTTCCAGTTTGTAGTGGGGAAGATTGCCAAGCCTTTTTAATAGGACTACCTGCCGTTGATTTTTCAATGTCAACAGTTTGAATAGCATCTTTAGCAGACTTACCACTTGTTCCATTATTTTGTGTATTAAAAAAGGTGTCTTCTACAATATTTATTTCAGTTTTAATAATTTCAATTTGGGTTTTTGCTCTTAACCCAGGAATCTTTCCAGTTGTATCCAATGATTTTTTTACGGCTGCTACATTTCTATCTTGTTTAGGAAGTTGGTCTTTGTTTATAAAAATTAATTCAATTTTTTCAATTGTAATGTTTTGAACATTATTACTTTTTATACTGGCTGCAAGGTTTTCATCTACCCAACATATAATGCCATTACTGTGAGTATTTGAATCAAAACGGGCTCCATTACCAACGTTATATTTCCAATCATTGGTTGTACCAGAAGCCCACCAACTGTTTAAACTATTACCGTCTGCGCTTCCATGAGGCGTTATATAATTAAGAAGAAGTGTTAAACCTTGCAATGCTTTTTTTGCAGTTGCTTGTGCATCAATTTGTTCTTGTGTAGCGGCAGCAGTTGCTTTGAATTGCGTTGCAAGTTGTTGTGACACATACGATTCTTTTTTAGCAAAACCCAAATATAGTGCTTGTACGTTTAAAGTAACACTGCATACAGTTGGCACCATTGTGCTACTAAACTTATGAAATGCAACATTAGAAGAAGTTACAAACCCTTCAACCATAAACAAAGATGAAAAAACAATACGTATAGGCAAAGGGCTTAAGAATGCAGAGTTACCAAGAACTGACGCAAGTTTATCTTTTGTATCTTTACCCGTAAAATCAGTAATAACATTTGCATCAGCAGGTGTTTGGACAAGAGTTCCTGGTGTCCCATCTGCTTTATATTGTTGTACATCTACAGAACCATCTGGTTTGGTAGTTGTTACTGTGTATGTTCCATCTTGATTTACAACTTTAGAAGATGTTGATGTTTTATTTTTTTGTGTAATGTCCCAATAACTAGTTAAAGCACTAATAGAATCTTGTGTAATAGATTGACCAATAATAGAATCTAAAACATAAAGGTCTGCTAAAACACCTAATTCTGCTACATGTTCACGACTATATGGGTTAGTAGTGTTTGGGTCGTTAGTTATAGCACCATAATTACTTAAATTTTTAGAAAAAGTACCAACTTTAGACATTGTAGGGTCTCCAGTTGTTTCATTAAATCCTGAAGCCATACGATGGTTTGATACTTCACGTTCTCTGTTAAAAAGAAGTTGAAATTCAAAGGCAGCCTGACCTGGAATAGGTTGTAATAATTCTGTGGCAGATTGAAGCAAAGGATTAAGTACTGTTGTACTTGCCTCTACTGAACGTAAAATAAGGGCAGGGTTAAATTGAAAAAAACAACGCCGTGTAACTGCGCCTGTTGGACCAGCAGCAGCAGCATAGATAGACTTTTTAGTTTTATCAAGTTTAGTATTTGTTGCTATTTGTGCATTTAAAATTTCTGGAAAAATACCACGAATAAAACCACGTTGGACTAAGGTATTAGTGGTGCCTTCTCCAGCATGGTCATAAATGTTGGGAACACGATTTCCAGGGTATGCAAAGGCTGGGTTGTCTTGACCATCTGCTTGAGCAGAACCATTTTCATAATCGTTAAAATTTGCAAATTGGTCGGTTGAGTAACCTGTGCGTTCTGCCATTAGCGTCCCCTTTGTGTGGTTAGGCGCATTTGACGTTCTACGTGCGCAGCAATTTCTCTACTTATTTTTTGAGCGTCCATAGCCGTATTGTTCCCACCATGTAAATGTATCGTTGGAGAAATTGTAACATTATAATTATCCCCAGATTTTCCAGAAGACACAGAAGGTTGTTGTTGGATAAGGACTGTAGAGGCAGCAGGGGCTTGCTGAGGCATGTTTTTGCCCATTCCCATACCTTGTACAGGGTCACCTTGTTTAGGGTCACCTGAGGTGGCATAACCTGCTTGTTTGACGTACTTAGCGGCTTGCGGAACGTTAGTTTTGGCTAATGGGTCACCATTCAATTTCCAATGGTCCCAGTTATTACCATGCCCCGATAAAGCCCAAGCAACTCGTGCATTGGTATCAGGATTAAGCAAATCTTCATTTTTTTTAAGGTTGTAGGTTTTTCTCCGACCTGGACCCATGCTTCCTTTCATATTAATTTGCATCAAACCATATGAAAGGTCATCACTATCATTAGTAAAAGAACCAGGGTTAAAACGAGA